ACTTCATCAACTGACTGTCCTTTTATCTTTACATCTGTAGTTACTTCTTGAAATGTATCTGTAAACACTTGATGATTTGCCGGTATTGCTTGAATTTGATAAGTTGAGCCTGATCCTGTGGCGTTAAATTTAAGATCAACAATTTTAATAGCAAAGTTATGTGTGGGTAAAGATTCAGTAGTATCTTTATCCGTATGACCAATAAAGTCAATTGATATTAGAAAAGGTGCTTCCATTGCGCCGGCTCTAAACCCAGCTTCTAATGCTGCAACGTTTAATGATTCAAAAAATAATCCAATACTATATGGTTCAGTAACAGTAAATGACATTTGTGTAGCTTCTGAAGTACTAGTGCCGTTGTTTGGAACTACTAATGCATCTATATTTAAATCATCAATAAAATATTCTACATTTATTCCTAATTGTTCTTCGGCATATGTTTGTATATTTCGACTTCCTGTCGGAGTCCCGCCAGAACTAGCAATAATTATATTACTAGAAGATATATGATTACCTGAATTAAAATTATCTATAGTTATAGCCGATAATTTTAATCTATAATTATATGATCTAAAATGATTTAATTTATTAGATTGTAAACTCATATTATGTTCCTATAATAGATGACAATAAATCTTTTTGAGGAAGATATATACTAGTACCTGCTTTAAAATCAAAGACTGGATCTTTTAATATGTCCATATTTCTTACAGAGAACACCCACCACAGTTTTGGAGTTCCATACAAATCAAATGCTAACAAATCAGGCCGATAAGTATATTGAGCTTTTATTTCATATAGTATATCCGAATCTTGTGCTGGAATACTTCTCTTTTGATACATTCCTAGATGATTTGATTGATTAAATGGCGTAGTTTTCCAAGGACTTGTATGAGAGTACATTATATTATTCCTTTATTTGTTCCAATATAGTGTCCTTTGGCAAATTCGTCTAAACTAAAATTTGAAACTTCATTACGGCTGTATGTTGGAGATACTAATACGCTAAATCTTCCTAAAGTTGGCACATACGAATATGTTGCCGAATCATTGTTAGTAAATTTTCCAGTTCTAGCTGAAAATGTTACAGATCCTGGAGCAACTGGAACTTTAATATAATCAACACTATCAGGAAGATCAATAGTTACGTTTTTAACAACTACTGGAACTTTATTATATACTACATCGCCATAACCGCTTAGATATACCAGCGGAGGCGGAGCACCTGAATTTGACGACTTGCCATAGAACATCTTAGTTACTGCACGTAGAAACACCATCGCAGCAACCCAATATTTGCCATCAGCTTCATTTTCAACTGGCCAATCACAAGTAATTGTCATATCATCAATACTACTATTTTCGTATGCATTAAATGCATAATTGCTATGAGTAGGATGTATTGAATTATAGTTTGCACTATGAGCAGAAACAACTTGTGGAGTTGCTGGAAATATCATTGAATTACTTGAAGCTCTTAACGGTGCTAATATTGAATTATTAGCTTGAAAAAAATCAATACCCGCCGGCAAATGCAATCTTACCCTCCAGTCATTACTAGATGTTTGACTAGTTGGAGTAATTGGAGAATATGTAGCTGTATACTGAGCGCCGGACGGTAATCCTAGCATTCGGCCATGACTAATAAAAGATTTACCATCAGCAATGTTTTCAAATGTATTCTTTATTGCAGTTGCAGTGTTTGCTACATTTTTAACGTCTCTAACAACCGATCTAACAGTTCTTAGCCCTTTGACTAATTTAAATAAACTCATCGTATACCTACTTTCCAATGTATTTAGTTGACAAAATTAAGTACATACATTATTATAAATACAGTAGGAGATACAATGAAAAAAGTTAATTATTTAAATAACAAAGATATACTTTTAGAAATACACAAATCAAAAGGTACATTTTGTAGTTATACCGAAGAGTCGTATGCAGACTTTGATATTATATTGCCAGCAACTGACAATATTAATATAAGAACTATTGCCGAAGCAAAACGTAATAAAGCAAAAAAACTTACTCAAAAAACATTCGAAGGCTACAAAGCCCAAGGAAAAAAAATAAAACTAGCCGAATGCGAAGTTGATTATCGAAAAATTACAAAAGAAGAACTGATTTTTCGAATTATGACATATGAACATATTCCTGATGAAATTGGTCGAAAGAAAACACCCAAAACAATTGCAGACACCAAAACAAAGTTAAACTTTCCTCCTTTTCAGCATTATAAGTTCGACGAAAATGATGAATTACAATGTGTAGGTAAAAGTCATTGGGTTGAAGGAATGGAAAATGGCTGTTTTTCAAAAGACCATGGAAGAGCAACAAACAAGTTAGCAATGATGTGGATTAAACTGTGTGAAAGATATGCAACTAGAGGTAATGTTCGTGGTTATACGTACAATGACGAAATGAAAGGTCAAGCTATACTACAATTATCGCAAATTGGTCTTCAGTTTGACGAATCCAAGTCTCAAAACCCATTTGCATACTACACAGCAGCAGTAACCAACAGTTTTGTTCGTGTTATTAATATCGAAAAGCGTAATCAAAATATTCGAGACGATATTTTAGAAATAAACAATTTAAACCCAAGCTTTACACGTCAAGGTGTAGGCGAATTTGAAGCAGCTGAAAAAAGATATAACAATAGCTAGTATCTTCTTGACAAATAACAACTTTTATTGTATTATAAAGAAGACTACAAGCGAGGTTTAATTTGTTTAAAAAAGCAGCAGTATTTACTGACTTACATCTTGGATTAAAAGGTAATTCAAGAATACACAATCAAGATTGCGAAGATTATATTGATTGGTATATCGATCAAGCTAAAAAACATGGTTGTGAAACTGGAATCTTTACTGGGGACTGGAATCACAACCGCAACAGCTTGAATCTTACAACTATGAACACTGGAATCACGTGTTTAGAAAAACTCGGTGCAGCATTTGAAAATTTTTATATGTTTGCTGGCAATCATGATTTATATTATAAAGACAGACGTGATATTAAATCAACCGAGTTTGCTAAACATATTCCTGGCATAACTGTAATAGATCAAATTTACGAAGAAGACAATGTAGCATTTGTTCCATGGTTAGTTGGTGATGAATGGACAAAAATTTCAAATATTACTAGTAAATATCTGTTTGGACACTTTGAACTACCATCATTTTATATGAATGCTATGGTACAGATGCCTGATCACGGTGAATTAAAGTCTTCGCATTTTGTAAATCAAGAATATGTGTTTAGTGGACACTTCCACAAGCGTCAACAGCAAGGAAAAGTGCATTATATCGGTAATGCATTTCCACATAATTATGCAGATACATGGGACGACGATAGAGGAATGATGATTCTCGATAAAGAAAACAGTCTTAGCCCATTATACATTAACTGGCAACAATGTCCAAAATATCGAACCATTAAACTTAGTGATCTAATTGATCAAAAAGATACTGTTATTAAAGATAAAATGTATCTTCGTGTAACACTTGATTTACCTATTAGCTTTGAAGAAGCTAGTTTTATCAAAGAAACTTTTATAAATGAGTACAATTGTAGAGAAATTACACTAGTTCCTCAAAAAAATATTGATGAGATTAATACAGATGTTGATATTGAGAAGTTTGAAAGCGTTGATGAGATAGTAAGTAACGAAATACTTGCAATTGACAGCGAAAGTTATAATAAAAACACATTATTAGAAATATATAGAGACCTATAATGATAAAATTTAAGAATTTAACTATTAAAAACTTTATGAGTGTGGGTAATGTTACACAAGCAGTTGATTTTGACAAGGCAATGTTAACATTAGTGTTAGGCGAGAACCTTGATCAAGGCGGTGACGATACTGGAAGCCGTAATGGAACTGGAAAAACTACTATCATAAACGGATTATCGTATGCATTATACGGGCAGGCATTAACAAATATTAAACGTAACAACTTAATCAACAAAACTAACAACAAAGGCATGATTGTTACATTAACATTTGAGAAAAGTAATAACAAATATCGAATTGAACGTGGACGATCGCCTAACATATTAAAATTTTATATTAATGATACTGAACAACTTGATAATCTCGAGGACCAAAGTCAAGGCGATAGCAGAGAAACTCAAAAAAATATTGATTCTTTACTTGGTATGAGTCATAATATGTTTAAACACATTGTTGCCCTAAACACATATACCGAACCATTTCTTAGTATGAGAACTAACGATCAAAGAGAAATTATTGAACAGTTACTTGGTATTACTCTACTTTCCGAAAAGGCTAGCGTATTAAAAGATAAAATTAGAGAAACTAAAGATACAATACAATCCGAAACACTAAAAATAAACGCTATACAATCAAGTAATGAAAAAATTAGAAAAAGTATTGACACTCTTATTAGTAGACAGTCAGCATGGAACAGTAAGAGTCGGCAAGATTGTGAAAAACTTACAAACGGCATAATTAATCTTGAAAAAGTTGACATTGATACAGAGTTGGAAGCACATGAAAAGTTATTTTCATGGAATGAACATAATAATACTATTCTTTCTTTGAAAAAAGAGCTGAGTACACTTGAGCCAGCACTAGTTCGTGCTGATAAATCTGTAGTAAAATTAACAAAAGATATTGCAGATTTAGAAGATGCAACATGTTATACATGCGGTCAAGAGCTACACAAAGATAAAAAAGACGAAATTGAAGCAAGTAAAGCTAAAGAATTAGTCGACTCTAATGCATATGCTCAAGAGATTAATGCAAAATGTTCTGAAGTAATTGCAGCACTTGCAGAAATAGGCGATATTAATGGTAGACCTACTACGTTTTATGATACTGCCAAAGAAGCATATGAACATCGAAACAATGTTGACAACTTAAAACAGACTTTGTTAACTAAGCAGAATGAAGATGATCCATATCAAGCACAAATTAATGATTTGAATAGTACTGCTATTCAAGAAATTAATTGGAATATAGTAAATGATTGTAATTCTACCAAAGAGCATCAAGAATTTTTATTAAAACTACTTACAAATAAAGATTCGTTTATAAGAAAAAAGATTATTGATCAAAATCTAATGTATCTTAATAATAGACTTACATATTATCTTGATAAGCTAGGATTGCCGCATCAAGTTGTATTTTTAAACGACCTAAGTGTTGAAATTACACAACTTGGTCAAGATCTAGACTTTGATAATCTAAGCAGAGGCGAAAGAAATAGACTGATACTTGGGTTAAGCTTTGCATTTAGAGATGTATGGGAGAGTCTATATCAAGGAATTAATTTAATGTTTATTGACGAACTAATTGATAGTGGCATGGATGCATCAGGTGTTGAAAATAGTGTAGCTGTACTAAAGAAGATGTCAAGAACAAGATTAAAAAATATTTTCTTAATATCACACAAAGACGAATTGATTGGAAGAGTGAATACTATTTTAAAAGTGATTAAAGAAAACGGATTTACTTCTTATTCAAATGATGTGGATATAGTTGAATCATGAAAAATGATGTGCAAGAAGAATTTTTACAAACTTACTTGGAATATTTCAAAGCTTACGAAGAATTTCTTCGTAAGCCTACTGTTCCTCGAAAAATACAATGTCGAAAGCTGTTATCTAAGTTAAAAAAACTTGCACATATACAGCGAATAGTAATTAGTGAACATTACATACAATATCGTATACCTGACGGCAGAGTTAATAACAAACCTGATGTTGCTCGTCAAATTAAGGATCAAAAAAAAAAGAATAATATAACTACTTGATGCAATGGACATATAAAGGTAAACAGATTACAGAAATACCAGACGAGTATGAAGGGTTTGTTTATCTTATTACAAATATTGCCACAAGCCAAAAATATATAGGCAAAAAACTAGCAAAATTTAAAACAACTAAGCCACCACTCAAAGGCAAGAAAAATAAAAGACGTGGAACTAAGGAAAGCGATTGGAAAGACTATTGGGGAAGCTCAGATAGACTAAACGCAGATGTGGTTTCACTAGGCAAAGATAAGTTTACAAGAGAAATACTATACCTATGTAAAGGTAGGGGCGAAATGTCCTATATAGAGGCAAGAGAACAGTTTGATAGGCGTGTACTTGAAACAGATAATTACTATAACGGTATTATTAATGTTAGAGTCGGTGGATCAGACAAACTTAAACAGGCATTACTAGAACATCACATCCAGGCAAAACAATCCAACACATAAGGTTGGCGGGCCAGATTATTTTCCGCTGTGAAAAAAGCTACCGTATAGGAGCACACGTACATATTGATTAACACACCAGAGTGTGGAAGCCATCAAACAAATTGGGCTCATCAGTTGATATAGATTGCATTGTTGGCAGTCGAACAACACAACATAGTTCATAAAAACTCTTTAGCACAAGGAACGAGGCGAGAGGTAATGTATTATAAACTGCACATTAACTAGCTTAATGTACATTTTATGTTACATATGTCGATGTAGGTTGGGAAAGATCAGAGCCCA